TCTATTGCTTCTACATTAAACAAATCAGTTCAATATATTGATTTGATTAATGATGGAACTGGATATCTGTCCACACCAACTATTCAAATCACAAAGGCACCAATAGGAGGAACAGATGCTACTGCAGTTGCTATTATGACTAGCAAAACAGGAAGAACTGGAGATTCGATTAGTAGAATTCTTGTAGTTAATCCTGGTGTTGGTTATACGCAAATACCATCAGTTACAATTGTAGGTCAATCTGGTTCTGGTGGAATTGCTACTGCTGTTCTTGCTTCTAGAACTTTGGGAATTGTAAATATTACTTCTGGTGGAAGTCAATATTCATCTGCTCCCGTTGTTTCTATATCTACTGCTCCTGCTGGAGGAGTAAACGCAGCAGCAGAAGCAGTCTTAACCGTAACTGGAATCGTAACAGCAATTCGTTATACTAATGCTGGTGCTGGATATACTGTTAATCCAACAATTGAACTTACAAGTCCTATTGGTATATCTACTGGTAATTTTGAGTTTAATGAATCGGTTAGAGGTGTTTCAACTGGAACTACTGGATATGTAAAAGATTGGGATGCTGATACTAGAGTACTTAAAGTTTCAATAGTTGGTGGAAACTTTGCTAATGGTGAACTGATAGTTGGTGCGGCAGCAACACATAAAGTATATTCAATCAATACATTTGATGAATATGACCCCTATTCTGAAAATATTGAAATTGAAGATGAAGCAGATGGTATTCTCGACTTCTCACAGAAGAATCCGTTTGGTGTTTACTAAATAATTAATAAACTCTATTGTTATGTTAGGAACTTATAGTTACAATGAAATAATCAGAAAAACCATTATTGCTTTTGGTACACTTTTTAATGAAGTGTATATCAAGCATGAGGAGCAGGATGGTACTGATTATAGTTTTATAAAAGTTCCTATTGCTTATGGTCCAATTCAAAAGTTTTTAGCAAGAGTAGAACAAAAACCAGATTTGAGAAAAAGAGTTGCGATGACTCTTCCTCGAATGTCTTTTGAGATGACAAGTTTGAAATATGATAGCAGCAGAAAAGTTTCTGCTATGCAGACATTCAAGGCAATAAAAACTACTGATAGAACAGAACAAGTTAAGGTTTTTATGCCTGTTCCTTATAATATTGGTTTTCAACTTAGTATTATGACTAAGTTGAATGATGATATGCTTCAAATTGTAGAACAAATTCTTCCAGCATTTCAACCAAGTTTTTCATTAACAATCAATTTGATTTCATCAATAGGTGAAAAAAAGGATGTTCCTGTAATTTTGGAAGGAATTAGTATGGAAGATAATTATGAAAGTGATTACAAAGAAAGAAGAGCTTTGGTATATACTTTAAACTTTACAGCAAAAACATATCTGTTTGGTCCAATTCCAGACAGTACAGATGGAATAATCAAAAAAGTTCAAGTTGATTATTATACAAATACAAATGTTAGAAATGCATCAAGAGAATTGAGATATACTGCTACACCAAGAGCAATTAAGGATTACAATAACGACAATACAACAACACTTGCCGAAAATATTGACGATAAAGTAACTGTATTTGATGTTTCAAGTGCTGTATCCTTGGTTAATGATTCTTATATTATGATTGGTAATGAGGAAATGTACATCAAAGAAATTTCTGGGAATATTCTAACTGTATTGAGAGGACAAGATGGTACATCAATTGAATCTCATAATGAAGGGGATTCTATTGATGCGATTACAACAGTAGATAATGAATTGGTTGAGATGGATGATGATTTTGGATTTAGTGAATCTCGTTTTGATTTTGGTGATGGTAAAGTTTATAGTACAACAAAGGGGATTGATGTATCATTATGAAAAGTAAATTCGAAAATATAGATGAAGCATTAGAGATAGAAGCAACTTCTGTATCAAAAGAGATTGTAAAAAAATCAAAAGAAGCAATAGTAAGACCGACTTCTGGAGAAGAGAGTGGTAAGGATTATGAATACACAAGAGGAAATTTGTATTCATTAATTGAAAAAGGACAAGAAGCAATTGATAGTATTATGGATTTAGCACAACAAAGTGATAGTCCAAGAGCATATGAAGTAGCAGGTCAATTAATTAAAAATGTTGGTGATGTAACCGATAAGTTGATTGATTTACAACACAAGATGAAGAAACTGAAAGAAGAAGATAATAAAGGTCCTTCCACCGTTAATAATTCTGTTTTTATTGGTTCCACAGCAGACCTTCAAAAATTATTAAAGCAAGGTCTAATGGATTCTAAATAGTTAAAAAATTTCTAATGAAAACTTTTCAGGAATTTATTTTAGAATCACATTGCAATAGCAGTCCAAAGGGAATGAACTGCCCATCACACGGAAGTGCAAAGTGCCCTAAAGTAAAATCACACAAAACAGTTGAAGCAATTGCGAAGAAGCATCGTATGGAGGTCTCTGATATTCAAAAGCAACTTGATATGGGAATTCCTATTGAGCACGAGCACACAAAAGATAAAGCATTAGCAACTTATATTGCCCTTCAGCATCTTGATGAAATACCAGATTATTATACTCGTCTTAAGAAAATGGAAGCATCTGCGAAGAAGGAGCATAAAAAGTTCAAAGATGTAAAGGAAACAGTTACGATTGAAGACGCAAATGGAAATACATTTTTGGAAATTATTGATTTAATTAAACCAGAAAGAATGAAAGGTGTTAGTGAAGAAACTGCATCTGGCGATTCATCTCTCCATGATTGGTTTTCAAAAAGCAGATCAAGTGATGGAAAACCAGGATGGATTCAACTAGGAGGCAAATACGCAGGAAAACCTTGTGCTCGTCAACCAGGACAAACCACTAAACCAAAGTGTGGTTCATCAAAAATGGCTGCAAATATGTCTGATGACGAAGAAGATGCAGCAGCAAGAAGAAAAAGAAGAGAAGATCCAAATTCAGATAGAAAAGGTAAGGCAAAAATGGTTGCCACAAATGAATCTGCTGGTGAAAAAGACGCTTGCTATAAAAAAGTAAAATCAAGATATAAAGTTTGGCCTTCTGCATATGCTTCTGGAGCAGTTGTTAAATGCCGTAAAGTTGGTGCTAAAAATTGGGGAACGAAATCAGAAAGTACTGATGCTCTTGCGTATGAATGGGACACTCCCATTTACGGAGGAGAAGAAAGATATTGCCCAAAATGTAAAAAAATGGAACATATGCACGTATGTAAATATGGTCCTGAGTTTTGGAGATCACATTCTTTTGCTATAGAACCACACGATCATACAAAGGAAATAATTCATAATATTTTTTCATCCCATATGAAAGAAAAATATAATTATAAAAAAATGAAAAATTTAAAAAACATTCAAGAAATATATACACGGATACAGTCTCGTGGATCTACTTATAGTATTCTGTTAAATTGGAGAGGAAAATATATTTCAGCTCAAATGTTTTTCCCACAATTTGCTAGACCTCCAAAAGATCAGGTCACTTTTGAAGTGAGAAAGATATATCCTGGTGCGATTGTATTATCATACAATCCAGCATCAAAAGACCCAACAAAACCTTTACTATTCACAGGAAATGAAAATGGATCCAAATGACATTAAATTAGACAATCTTTCTAAGATTTTTGAATACGAAAAAATTTCTAGGGAAATTGATTCTTGCGAAGATGTAGAACTTTTGAAGAATATATCAAAATCTTATGTAAAACTTTATTTCAAACAACAAGAAACAGTCGCAAGTATGGCTATTAATTTATGATTGAAAGACATTATAAGGGCAACCCGAATTTAAAAGCGGAAAATGTAAAGATTGAATTTACAACAGACCAAATTCAAGAATATCTAAAATGTAAAGATGATCCAATTTATTTTGCAAAGAACTACGTAAAGATTGTTTCTTTGGATCACGGATTAATGCCTTTTGAAATGTATGATTTTCAGGAAGAATTGATTACAAACTTTCATCAAAATAGATTTAATATTGCAAAACTTCCTAGACAGACAGGAAAATCAACAACTGTTGTGTCTTATCTTCTTCATTATGCTCTGTTTAATGATAATATAAGAATCGCAATTCTAGCAAACAAAGCAGAAACGGCAAGAGAACTTTTAGGTAGATTACAACTATCTTATGAAAATTTACCAAAGTGGTTACAACAAGGTGTTGGTTCTTGGAACAAAGGTTCTTTAGAACTTGAAAATGGTTCTAAAATTGTAGCAGCATCCACATCATCTTCTGCTGTTCGAGGAAACTCTTTTAATATTATTTTCTTGGATGAATTTGCGTTCATTCCAAATCACATCGCAGAACAATTTTTCTCTTCTGTATA